GACCTTCGTCTGCATCTGCTCGATGGCTCGCACCCAATCGCTTGTCGGTGGAGGGTTCTGTTTGAGCTGCTCCATCGATTCCGCGAGCGCTTCGTTCGAGATCTCGTCCGGCCACGTGCTCTCGCCGGTCTGCACCAGTGTCATCGAGATGGTGCCTTCGTATTCTCCTGGGACGTAGTCCTTCACCACCACATCGGCTGCATCGAGAGGTTCATAGGTGATCTCTTCCACACCGCTCGCGAACCCAACCTCGACACCATCGAACTTGAAGATGGCCTTCGATCCGGTGAGGACCCTCGTCTTATCGACCTGCTTGGTGTGCAGCGTCAGCTTTCCGCAACCTCTGCAGTAGAGGTTGATCTCACCCATCAGCATCGTGACGGGCTCGCCCTTCCCGCACGAGCCGCACTTGTACTCCTGTGATGCGGCTCCCCATGCATCGAGGTTGTTGACCGGATAGTTCGGAGAGGGCAGCGGGCATCCACGGCAGCTCAACCGAGGCTTGCCTGCGACTGTGCCTGGTGTGAACGCCTGACATCCGCACTTCGGGCACGGCGAGACCTTCCGGTCCTTCACCTCGATGATCAGCTCGAAGAGGCGCGGCGCCGTGAATGGATCCGGGCTCGTGCTCGGCTTCTTGAGTGGAGCAAGCTCCGCGGTCAGCTCATCCGCGAGTGCGTTGAACCGGGTGCGCTGCGGCTTGGTGTCATACCCGAAGGCACGCATCACCTCACCCGGCGACTCGAAGATCCGCACTTCTTGAGCTGGACCTCGCTCGGTCTTCCCAACGATGCTTCCCGCACCAGGACGCTTCATCACGATCTCGTAACCAACACCCATCGGGCGCGACGGCTCAACTGCCTGCCCGATGGTTGCGCGCAGGTCGTACAGCTCAGCGCCCTCCAGGTTGGTGGACACCATGATGTACACCATGCCCGCGGGGAGGGTCTGGAGGGTGTCATCCGAGGTCCTGACTTCAACGTCGAGGACACTCGGTGACACCCGCATCACCAACATCACCAAGTCCGACATCCGCATTCTCGTACTCCTCATCGCGGCGTCGGCCGCGTCGTCACGTTTCAGTCTGACCGAGTAGCTTCGCGCCTTCGTCGAGCTTGGCTGTCACCTTCGCGGTCAGCTTCTCGACCATCGTACCGAGAGCCTCTGACAGCTTCTCCGCTTCCTCTTCCATGAAGAAGCTCGGACTCGTCACCCGCACCCGCCACCGCTCTCCGCGTGGCTGCACACCGATGAAGATCTCCTGAGCTTGATCCTCCGGGATGTTGAATAAGTGCTTGGTGAGCGCGTGGATGAAGGAGATCTCGGCGTCGACGCTCACAGCCCGACCTTCTCGAAGATCTTCTCGGCGACAGCCATGCCGATGTTGCAAGCGCTGTCGATGTCGTCGCCGTTCGGATCGCTATTCATCGAGAGGATCCGCGACGCCGAGTCCGCGGCGAGCTTGGCGAGGTTGTGCTTGCGCACGAGCGCCTCCATCTCCTGCATGCTCTGCATGCGCGCCTGCGCCTGCGCCGCGACGTCGATCCCACTTCCTCGCGGCATCTCAGCGGTACGACGCACGACAGCAGCCTCCTCGAAGCTGCTGTGACCGTTGGTACCATTGGTCGGCTCGGGTGCATCAGGAGTCATCATCGGTGGCGGCGGAGTCCGCTCGACCCTGCTGGCCCGCTGACGCAGCTCGAAGCGCACGTTCGCGAACCGCTCCTGCAGCGAGTCGTCGTTCGGGCTCTTGCTGATCTCCAAGGAGACCTTGGCAAGCTCCAGCTGGAGCTGCTCCATGGTCATGCCCTCGGGTGCCTGCGCCTGCACCCTCGGCAGGATCGGAGCCTGCGCGTTCATCTCGACACCGCGGCGCTTCAGCTCAGACTTGAGCGCGTTGACCTGGTCGACCTGCTCGGGTGGAACGCCGCCGGACCACATGTTGTGGATGCTGGCGAGGTTGGTGTGGATCTGCTCGGTGGTCATCAACTTGACGGACATGCTCTTCTCCTCGGTATCTGTGACGGTTGGTTACTAGCTGCTCTGCTCGGCAGCTGGCTTGATATACTTCACGACGAGCGCGAGCTTGTCTTCAGCCTCGCGCTGCATCGCCTTGGCGACCTCGGCCTCGACAACGAGCTTGGCCTGCTCGGTCTCCATCGAGATCACCTTGAGGATGAGCTGGCGGTTCTCGTTGCGGAGACGATCGTTCTCGCGGGCGAGCGCTTCATCACCTGTCGGGATGATGGTTGGTATCGGCTGTTCATCCTTCGTTTCACGACGATTCTTCAACTCGACTGTGATGCTCTGGAACAGAGACTGATCATCGGTGAGCTTGTTGCTGTCGGTGGTGATGCTGGCGGAGAGGGTCTTCAGCTCCGCTTCCAGCTCTTCGGTGCTCTTACCCATGACATCGATCATCTTCTGCTCCTTGTGGTTACTCGAAACTGAAATCGAACTTGCTGTGCTTGGAGAGCTTCTCCATCCCCAAGAGTGCGCTCGCGGTGGCATGAACAAGGTGGTCATCTCCTGACGAGCTGACCGCCTCTACCATCTCCTTGGTCTCGTCGTCGATCTCCTTGAGCAACGCGAGCGCGCGGAAGTGGCGGTGTAGCAGCTGCATCTTATCGAGCGCCAGACTCGGAAGGCCGAACTCGCGCTCCTTGATCGAGTGACAGACGTTCTTGAGCGCCATCGTGCGGTCGACGAGCACGCGTCCACGCGCTGGATCGGACCACTCGGGTTGGAACGTGCGGCTCGACTTCGCGCTCGGGTTGTACCACTGCGCGTAGAAACGTCCCTCGTTACCTGTCGGACAGAGCCTGCGCATCAGGTACGCGTTGCGATCCTTGCCGTAGCCAGCATCCGCGATGACGATGTCAGGTACGAACGGTGCGAGGAACTTCTCGACCGCCTTCGCAGCTCCAAGCTCCTCCGAGGTGTCCTCGAAGATCCCGATGTCGAGGAGGTAGACGCGGTTGTTGTTGCGGTTGCGTCCCAGCGTCACGCACCACGAGAAGTATCCCCAATCGATGCCGGAGGAGATCTGCGTCCAGTCGCTCGTGCGCCCGTGGATGAACTCGTGACCTGCGCACGCGTTCTCGAAGTCCTGATCACCAACGAGCGCATCGTCCATCGACGCCGGCAGACCGCACACGTAGTTGAGCCACGGTTGGATCCAGCGGAAGTCGATCTTGTCCTGCATCACGCGCGTGGCGGAGATCCACGGAGCGATGAGCTGCGAGACGTGGTAGCCGCGGATGTGATTGCGGTCGGGGAACCGCGCCACCCATCGTCCCGTGTAGATGCGGTCGAGCTTCCCGCGGCACTTCACCTTGTGACACAGGTACTCGTAGCTCTCCGGTGGAAGCTCCTTCGTGCCAGTGGGGAAGTCCTTGACCTGGACGATGTTCGCGCGCCACTCGATCTCCTGCCACTCGTTGCACTTCTCGCACTTCACCATCCAGACCTGCTGGTCCGAATCGCGGAACGGAACGTCGATACCGCGGCCGGGAAGCGTGGGCGTGCTGTACTCGCGGAACAGACCGTAACGCGACGACTTCAGCGACTCGCGGAACGCAAGCTCGACCTTGTCGCGCATGCGGTCCTTCTCATCGAGGAACACGGCATCCGCGTCGACACCTTCGCCGAGGTTGGATTCCCAGGCGCTGCGGAGGATGAGGTAGCTGTCACCGATGCGCTTGGTGAACACCTGATTCGGGATGCCCGCGAGCATGGCCATCCGAGGTGACTCACCGAACGCTGAGGCGATGCGTGTGATCGAGAAGTCCTGAAGCTGCTTGTCACGTGGGAACGTGAGGATCAGCTTCGTGCCCGGATGCGTAGCGAGGAAGTGGAACACCTCCGAGACCGCAAGCTCGGACACGCCGACCTGGCGACCCTTCTCATATGCCTTGTGCTTGTGCTGGTCACGTAGCGGCTGCTTGAGGAACGGCCGATGGTGGAGCAGCCGCGCCTGCAGCTCGTTCTCGTAGTCGCTCTTGATGAGCGTCTTCTTGACGATGTCGAGCTGCTCCGGTTCGAGCTTGCGCGAGTTGTCGTAGACGAGCGGCTCGCCCTTCACGCGACGGTTGAGAGCACACCAGATGACCGGGTCCTTCGCCGCGAGCGCTTCTAAGCCGCCCATCGCCGATGCCTCGGGTGGTGTCTCGATCAGGTCAGCAATCTTCATCGATCGAGCTTACGCCGCCGCCGACTACTTCGCAGGCTGCGCGAGCGCTTCGTTCAGGACCTTGCGGATCCACTGACCGGCGGAGTAGCCGAGCTTCTTCGCGTGAGCCTTCCACGCCTTCTCGTCGACCTTGGCGCAACGAATCTGGAACCGCGTGTCCAGCTCCGCCGGCAGTGTCTTCGGTCGACCAACCGGATTCTTCTCCGGCTTCAGCTTCTTCTTCTTCGGCGCCATGGTGTCGGTTGTAGTTGTTCTTGTTGACATTGTCAACTCACGGGTTCTTTCGTGGAGGGAGGGTTCGCGCCGCCGCTGCCGGGTCCCGGTAGAAGACGGTGATTGCGAGGCAGTGGAACGCCGAATCGCTGGACTGTGTCACCAGCATCTCGCCGATCTCGAACGTCGGGTGAGCGGTGAGCCAGTCGGTCACTCGCTCTCCGAGCACCTGCCGGTCCGCAATCATGGTTGCCGAGAACACCTTCACCCCATTGAATGTCATGGGGGGATACTACCTACTTGGTGAACGGTTTGAAGCGAATCCCTTCGGCTTCAGCCCATTCTTCAGCCTCGACCTCGGCTTCCTCGGGTGTCGTGTACGAGGTGGGACGGGTGCTCCACGGCTCCCAGAAGTTGCCGTCCTGGTTGTTCCACCACATCTGGACCGCGAACCAGCCGCGCATTCCCGAGGTGACAGTGACGAAGTTGCTCTTGTCATCGAGGAACGGATCGCGCGTCGGCTTCGGAGACGGCATCACTTCTTCTCAGCGGTGAGCCGGCGATGCGCGAGCTTGGCACCGAGCGTGGGATCCGCACCGAACAGCTTCGGCAGGTCAGCACCACGGAGGCAGTCCGTCGGCTTGTCATCCATCGTGAACGGACGCTGCTTCGCGTTGCGATCCGGTCCGGTGCCATCGGTCGTCTCGTCTGCCACGAAGCGGCCGAGGTATCCGAACGGCAGCTGGTATCCGGGCGCGAAGCACCAGAGGTGGTACTGGTTCGCGGTGTCGTGGAGCCGGCTCTCGGCCGGGTAGATCTCGACGGCCTCGCACTCCTCACCCATGATCATGTTCTTGATGCGCTGCAGCTCGCGCCAGTCGTGGATGGTGGTGCGGTCATTGCGCTTGATCGACAGCCACGCGACCGGACCCATCGGAGGCGGCACATCACAACCCTCGACCGTGACGGTGAAGATGTTGTTCCGCAGCACCACCATCTCATCCGGGATCTTGTGCTGGTTGCCATCCGCATCGGACCACGAGCTGCACCGCGCGAACGGTGTCCACTTCACGTGGTAGCTGTGCTTCTCACGTTTGCGCTTCGCCATCAGTCTAGCTCCTCTGCGATTGCGTCGAAACGCGTTCGCGTCTTGTTGGTTTCATCTACGGGATAGATGGCTAGCTCGCCATCGTTCGGGATGAAGTCGAGCTTCACCTTGATGTAGGGCACACCGACCCTGCTCTTGCTCTGCCATCCGACACCGACCCGCTTCCAGTGTTTCTTGCCGCTGCTGTCAGGTGTGAATGAGCGAGCGAAGACATCGAACTCCGGTTTCGCCATCAGATCTTCACCGTCTCGATGGTGTTGTTGCGGAGGACCTTCCATCGGAACTTCTGCTCCCAGCGCTCATCGCAGAGCTGAGGCATCGCATCACGGTGGTACTTGCTGAGACGGATGACGTACGTCTCAGTGTCGTTGTCATCGTCTTGGCTGTAGGTGATGTTGCTCGCATCCGATTCATCGTGCGGCCACGAGACTGCGTAGCGCAGCATGTCCATCGGGAAGGCACCACGACCGGTCACGGTGTAGTCGGTGCGGTAGAGGTCTCCGACGTAACCCTTGCGCGAGGCTTCTGTGACCAGGTCATCGAACTCATCTGATGCCTGCTTGATCTTGCCGAGCATCTCGCCGATCGCTTCTCGGAGGTCATCGTTCGTCATGATGTGACCCTACTCCTTAGTGGTGACGTTGTCAACAGGAACTGCATCACCCGTCTTGTCGACGATCTGGTGACCGGCGATCTGGAGGATCACGGAGCACACGATGACGATGTCATCGTTGATCACGCGGATGAGTCCTCTCAACCTGGGCTGTGCGTTGAGCGTCGTGATGAGACGCTTCGCGGCAGCGACAGCCGGGTCAAGTCGGATGGCGCCTGGCGGCAGCTCAGCCTTCTTGGCATCGACTGCATCCACATGCTCCTTGAACAGCCGACTCGCCAGCACGAGCTGCTCACCGAACGTCTTGTACGGATCCATCTTGTCCGGGTGGTGCTCGAACGCCCATGCGATCACCTGCTCCTGAGAGCGCTGGACCTTTTCTTCCTTGGTTCCGCTCATGACTTCTTTTGCTCCTCGCGTTGCCACGCGGCGATCATCGGAATCACACCCTCGTTCGCTTCCGGCCAATCCGTAGCGATGGGCTCTCCATCGGTGCCGAACAGCTCGAACACCCGACGTCGGGTCAGTGCAGTCTCGTCACCCTTGAGTGCCTTGCGCGTCTCGGGTGTGTTCTCGATGCCGGCGACGTACCGGATCATCCCGTGTACATCGTGCTCACCGCTCGGACCGAACACCTCGATGACCTTCCGCATGAGGTTCGTCGGGCACTGGTGCGAGTGGTAGAAGTAGTCCGGGCCTTGGATCCTTCCGTACTCCTCTTCGAGCACCAGATAGAGGTCGCGCAGCTTGCAGAGCGCGAATCCCTTCGGCTTCGCTGTCGTGGTTCGGATCTCGATCGTTCCATCAACACGGACCGTTCCCCAGATCTCCGTCCGGCAGTCCTCGGACCTGCACTGCCACGGTCCGAACGTGCGCTTCTCACCTGTGATCATGTGCTCGACGCTGTGCTCGTGCTGCTTGCACGTTGGGCAGAGGATGAATCGCTTCGTGAAGACATCAGCGATCATGACTCTCGGCTCTTCTCGATGGCTGCACGCACGCGCTCACGCTCCACGTCCTCGCGCGCGATGACCTCGTTCATTAGCTTGCGGTTGATGTTCCTGGTGATGCCCTGCTCGACGATTCGATTCAGCTCACGAGGCGGCAGCGCGTCCAGCTCCCAGCTCTGGTTACCGAACTCCGCGATGTATGCAGCAGCCCGCGAGTCGGTGATCTTCGCCGGGTTCGGTGGTGGATTGAACCGGCGCACCTGCTCCGTGGTGAGCGCGATGGCATCGACCTTCAGGTTCGGCACGCCGAACTCCGTGAGCCGGTCACGGATGTCGCGGATCATGTCCTTGCCGCTCGGGTCGTGGTCGCCGAGGTACAGCACGATGACCTCCTTCTCGACGTCCTCGCACTCGTTGCCTTCCTGATCACCGCTCGCGTAGTTCCACCGGAACATCGGGTTGGTCTTCTGCTCGCAGTATTTGCAGGTCCCGTCGACCTCGCGGTAGTCGAAGTCCGACGCGCAGTCGTCGCACTGCACCTGCACCGTGACACCGCACGCTTCGAGCATGCGCTCGGCTGCTGCCTTCATCGCGCTCGCCGAGCTGTAGCCCTTGTTGACCATCAGCGGGATGTGGTTCCGGCGCGCGATGGGAGAGAGCACGCCTGCGAGCGCTTGCTTCTCCACCCACAGCTCGACGTACTTCGGTTGGTCCTTCCACCGCGGCGAGCGCCACTGGTTGACGGCTGCATCGACAAGCTCGTCGATGGAGTCCCACGAGGACGGCACGTCGGGCTCGCGACCACGGTCCTCGATCGAGTCCCAGCTGATGAGGCCGGCGTAGCGCGCATCAGTCAGGATGCTCGTGAGGTTCTGGTAGCTGCGCGGCGTGTTCGGGATCAGGTCACGTGCGACGAACTGGTAGTAGACCTGACGTGCGGTGAGCTTCTGCCCGTCGTACTCCGCGATGATCGCTGCTGCCTGCGTGATGCGGGTGAGCGTGTCGGGTCGAAAGTTGGTGGATCGGAACTGCTGTCGGCTCATCTCTTGGTTCTCCTGTCTGCTAGCGGGATGTAGTGACCCTCCTTGTCGGTGAGTCCCTCGAATGGGTGAGGATGCTTGCCATGCTTCGCGAGCGCGCGTTCGCACCGCTTGCAATTCTTGGCACCGTTATCGACCGTGATGAACAGGTCAACAGTCCAACCATGTGCGGGTGTGAGTCCACATGCTGCGGTGGCACGTCGGATCTCTCCGAGAGTCGTCTTCCCATCCTTGATGTCCACCGCATGCAGAGACCAACCACGCTGCCCTGCATCAGCGCTCTGATCGATGGTCCTTGGATTCGGAGCTGTCACGAACCACTCGATCACCGCTTTCCCTTTCCGCATCCGTGCTTCGGTCCATGTCCGCAGTGCAGCTCCTGCGGAGTGGGGTCGTGATCGAGAACCCAGGGCTTCTTCGGACCACTACCATCCAGCTCGTAGTTGAGCACTCGTCGTGCCTCGACGGTGTCCAGCGAGAGCTTCCTGATCACCGTGAAGCTGGCGGTCGCTCCGGTGAGTGAAGAAATGTCCGAGCACGCAGCATCCAGCTCAGCGCGAGCCTTCTCCAGGTGCATGATCGCGACCTTGATCCGCTTCTTCGCTGCCTTCTCTCTGTCTGTCATCGGTTCCTCATGGTCTTGAGCTTCAGTTCCCAACCACCGCGGCAGACGCGGAAGTGCGGTTGGATTCCGATTGCGTCTCCGGTGTTCGGGTCGGTCTTGGTGCGAGCATCCATCAGCACGGTCTCGTGGCAATAGAACTCGCTGACGATCGCCGTCTGCTTGAACGATGCGAGGTCGTCGTCAGAGACGGTGAGCTTAGGACCTCCCCGGTTCGGACCGAACGGGCACGACTCGCACATCTTCTCGACGATCGGCTTCCGCGGCAGTGGCTCCATACCCGGTGGCAGCGTCTTCTTCGACTTCACCTCAAAGTCGCCGCGCGAGATGGCTCCGATGGTCTTGTTGAACGCGGCGACCTTCTGCTTGACGGTTGGCTTCTTCACCGGCGTCTCCTCTTCTTCACGACGAGTTGTGGATCGTGACGCAACCGAACGAACACGCACTCGACGTGCGGACGGTTGCGTTTGTAGAACAGCGCTGCGTAGGCGCCTGCTCCGAGTTTGGTCTTGCGGGTCGCGACGCGAACACCGGACGAGTTGCACGAGAAGTCCGCGATGACATCCCAGCGGTAGCCATCGCGGATCATGTTGCGCTCTCCGGTCACAACCCGCCGTAGACGAGGAAGACGATGAGCGCGATGACAGCGAGCGCGACCGCATAGAGCGCACCACCACCGCTCTGCTTGTGGTCTCGGTTGTCGAGGACGCGTTGCAGCTCGTCGGGCGTCACGGCTTCCACCCTGTCGGTGCGATGCGGCGGACGTAGCTCCTCTGCTTCGCCCGAACGGTCCACGTCATCACCTTGCGGTTGACGGTAATGGTGCGCAGCTCGACCTTGCCGGCCCGCACACCTTGGATGAGAGACACACGACGCAGCAGCGTCTTCAGCTCCTTGTCGAGCTGATCTTCCTTCTTCGCCATCAATTCCTCCTCTTGGTGCTCAGGTCACTTCGCCTTGTCGACCCAGAGGCGGACGAGGCTCGGTGACACGTTGTGCTTCTTGCCGACTGCCGACGCGTTGTTGGCCTCGTTGGCTTCCTTGACGACAGCAGCTTTGAACTTCTCGGTGTACTTGCGGTTCTTCCGCGTTCGACCAGGCGCATGCCGCATCGGCGCCTTCGACTTCATGGCTTTCGCCACGGACCTGCGTCCATCGGGTGGGACCGTCGCTCCGGTGAGCTGACGAATCACATCGCGCAGCTTCTCGGATTCGGACTCCAGCTCCTTGAGCCGAGTGCGTGCTCCAGCGAGAGCGAGCTTGCGGAGGGTCTCTGCATCGAGCTTCATGACGTGATCTCCCAGCCCTGGTTGATTGGATCGGCGTCGTGCATCGTCTCTTGATGCGACTGCAGGTGTGCGACCGCCGCCGGCATCGCCATGCGTCCCTGCGGTGTGCGGCGGATGAGTCCGGTCTCCATCAGGTGCGGCTCGATCACACCCTCGATGACACCACGCTCCAGCCCGAGCTGAGCTGCGATGGCAGTCACACCGTAGGGCATGCCGACGCGCTCACAGAGCAACGCGAGGTACGCGCGATCGTTCGCATCGAGCCCGAGCGAGTCGATACCGAGAGCATGGAACGTGCCCTCCGCGGTCTCCAGCGTCAGCTCCTGCTCGCCGGCCGACTGCATGAAGTCGCGGCACGCCCGCACGAGGCGGTTCGCGATGCGTGGTGTACCACGGCTGCGTCGACCGATCGCATCAGCGATGTTCTCGCCGAATGCATTGGTGCGGACGTCGAGCTTGCGCATCGTTCGGCCTGCAATGGTGGCGAGGTCGGGAACCGAGTAGTGCCCGAGGTTGAACGTGTACGCGAAGCGGTCACGCAACGGTCCGGTGAGCAGATGCGCTCGCGTCGTGGCTCCGATGAGCGTGAACGGCTGCAGCGGCAGGCGGATGGTCTTCTTGCCTGCGCTGAGGTCGACGTGTCCGTCTTCCATCGCCGTGTAGAGCAGCTCCTGCATCGCGGGCTTGAGACCATGCAGCTCATCGAGAAACAGCACATCGTTCTTGCCGAGCCCAGTGAGCAGCCCAGTCAGCTCGCCCTTGTGCTCGATCGCCTGGCACACCGCGGAGTGCAGGCGGGTCTTCATCTCCGTCGCGACGATCGCCGCGAGCGTGGTCTTGCCACACCCGGGGAGGCCGGCGATCAGGAGGTGACCACACGCGCGATCGTTGTGGAGAGCTGCGATCACTGCACGACGCAACGTCATGATGGTGTCGCGCTGTCCGACGTAGTCGTCGAACGATGCTGGTCGGATGTCGTTGTCCTTCATGGCAGAGCTTTCTCCAAGCGCTTGAGCGAGGTGAACCCGCTCAGGAAACGCTTGATGGTGATGACCTTCGCTCGCCACGCTTTGCAGAGGCGGTGGTGATGTCCTCGATTGCAGACCTGGTCGCACGTGCAATCAGAACGGTTCGCTTCACGTTCGATCTGTCGTCTGGTCATGGCGTTCCTTCCTGAGTGCCCGCTCTGCAGCGAGCCTCGCGTTTCCGATGTTGGTGTAGGGCTTCTCGCGCACGAGCTTGCCGCGGAAGAATGTGCGGAACCCGTCGGTGAGCCTGACGATCTCGCTGACGATCTCGCCCGCGGAGTACAGGCTCCAGACGTTGCCGCCAACGCTCCAGCAACCGAGACCCCACGTGCGCTTCACTTCGCACCGTGCGCGTTCTTGAATGCAGCGATGGTCCACTGCTGCAGACCGCGTGCACGCTCCTCCATCGAGCATGCATCGGCCGCCTTGATCGCGACGTCCTTCTTGTAACCAGAACCCATGAGCGCCGCGATGACATCCTCGCGGTCCGGGTTGGTCACAGGGATCGGCTGCTCCTGCGTGTGGTTGACTGGCGTGGTGCGCCGGGTGCGCTTGAGCGGAATCGTCGGCGGCTTCTCGTGCTCGACGATCGCGACGACCTTGTCGTGACGGTACGCCTTCTTGAGGTCGCGCTTGGTGATGTGATCAGGCTTCTTGCCTCGCCACGTCTGGAAGCGGACGACGAGCTTGCGCAGCTCGTAGCCGAGAGCCAGACCTGCGGTTCCGCCGATCGCGATGCCAACCATGACCTCGTCGGTGTTCCACTGCATCACTCACCTCGCTCGTACTTGCCGTACGCGTCCTTCAGTGCTTCGCCGATGTTGCGACCGACACCGATCCACATCTTGGCATCGGCGAGCCGCTGCAGCGACACACGCCAGTACGCGGCGCTGTTGACGAAGTCGATCTTCATTTCGAGCGACCCTGCGCGCAGGAGACCATGCAGCTCCAGGAGCGACATCGCGTTGTTGATCTTCACTTGAGCAGCTTCTTTCGCTCGCGCGGCGAGAGCGTCTCGGTGTACCGGTCAGCAGCGATCTGCATGTCGGTGAGCGAGTTGATGAGCTTGTCACCATCATCGACTTCGCCATCGGTGTCCGTGCCGGATGCGATGGCCCAGCGGACCGCGTTCTTGCGGAGGGTGAGAAGCGCGCGCTGCTGCTTCGCGTGAGCGCGCTGCGCTTTCGTCATGGCCGGGCGTCTCATCGCTCGACTCCACAGGTGTCGACGATGCTGTTGATGTGCGCGAGCACACCAGCGAACTTCGCGTGCTCGCTGACCACGGGTTCGATTCCGCCTTTGCCAGAGCGATGTGTGATGGTGACGATCCATCCCGTAGCTGTGGTCTTGACATCGAACCCGAGTACCTGTCCGCGTCTCTTCACGTGCACTCCTTGGCATCGACGAACTCGCAGTAGGCGCGATCACCGACGTGCGAATACTTGGTGGTGATGGTGCCGAAGACGAACTCGCGCATCATGAACGAGCTGCCACGCCAGTTCATCGGCGGCAGCATGTTCAGGAACTCGTTGTAGATGCGCTCGTCGATCGACCAACGCACGCCGAGCAGAGACGGCAGCTCGCCGGTCTTCTTGTACTCTGCGACGGTCTCGGTCGTGTCGATACCGATCTTGCGCGCGTACGCGATGTACTCGCGAGAGTTGCGGTACGAGTTGAGCCGCTTGTAGTGCTCGTCTCGCGTCACGACGATGCCTCGTCGGGCAGCGCGTCGAGAGCCTCCTGCGGGTTCTCCGGCACCTCCAGCGGCTCCGGGAACTCGACCTCGAAGTCGTCCAGCTCGATCTGCTCCCACTCGGACTTCCAGTCCTGGAACGCGGAGGCGGCATCGCTCTCCAACCACTTGTCCGAGCGCTCGCCCTCGTAGTTCTCCATGTCGGAGACGAGCTGCTCACAGAACGTGCGAGCGCCGGAGAGCTTCTCGTTGTACGCGTTCACCGCGGTCTCGACCTCCTCCTTCGCAGCATCGAGCGCCGCGTTGAACTTGTTGATGGCCGCTTCGACTTCAGCATGAGCATCGAACAGCTCCGAGCTGAGGTCGGCCTTCTCCTTCTCCTGCGTCTTCGTGAGCTTCTTCATGTTGTCCTCCGGGTTCAGGTGTGGTTCAGGGCGTAGCAGCATAAGGCTTACTGTTGACGATGTCAACAGTAACCATTACGACACGACGCGATCTCTGCGCGAGCTAGCGTGCTGCGTGCGCGGCAGCCATCTCGATGCGCTGCTTGAGATCGAAGTGCGGTGAGAACACGCGATGACCGTCATACGTGAAGTGCTCTTGCACGACGTGGTCGTAGCTGCGCATCACGCACGCGAACGCAGTGTCCACGACCTCCGTTTCACAAGCATTGTGCTTGATGATCCAGCGTCGGCTCTCTTGCTTCTCGTGGAAGCCAGTGTCGACATCGTTCTCCCAGTACGTCACGCACACCGTGAAGTTCTCGCCTTCTTGGTGCAGCACGAATTGCCGGTCGAGACACGCGACGCGATCCAGAATCTCTTGGAGACGTTCTCTGCTCATCGCATCCTCCTAGTTCGCGTTCGAGTCGTCGGGCGGCTTCGTCGGACCCGATGTCACGTCGCGCCCGTGCGCAGCTTGAAGCTCATCAGCAGCCTGCGCCATGAGCTTGTCGATCACGAGGAACGCTTCCGCGAGCGCCTTGCCGAACTTGGCGATCTGGTGTCGGCGCCCGTCCGCTGTCTCACCCGGCATGAGCGGCGATGCCTTCAGGTCGGCGAGCTTCATGATGCGTTCACTCAACTCTCTCGCCGAGCCGAGCGCGCTCGCGAACACTTCTTGCGGTGTGGTGATGACGAGATGGATCGGCATTTACTTCCTCCTCATTGCATTCCACTCATCGTGGAGCTGGCAATCGTTGATGACCTCGCGAGCCCACCAGTTCTCGCCATTGGCGCGGTGGAATGCTTCATCGCTCTCGTGCGGCGAAGGAGTCACATCGAACGCGGGTAGCGCGCCTCCGCCGTCCAACATCACCAGCACGCTGTGCATGAAGCCCTCGATGCGGTACAGCGTCTCGCCGTCGCGCTCGATCAGCGGCTTGAACTCCGGGCGGTTCAGGTCGGTCTTGGCCCAGTACGTCGCCAGAGACTGCATCTGGGTGATGAACATGGCGCGCATCTCTTCGACTGTGTGCGCTCTTGGTTTGTCGCCCACCGCTACACCTTCTTCACGTAGAGGTAGTCGGCTCCGGTGTGAACCTCGCGGTGATACTTCAGCGCGCGATTCGGGAACAGGAGCGTCATGTACTTCCCTTCGAGATTGATCACGACGGCACGCTCGGCCTTCTCGCCAAGCTCGCAGTCCTGGGTGATTTCCACCACCTCGTGGAGCTTGCGCTCTGTGTTGAACGGGCGCTCTTCGCGTGGCGTCGCCATCAGCGCCTCCATCCCTGTGCAGTGAGGTACGTGGTGACGAACAGCTTGTAGGCGATCGGCATCTCCGCGGATGCCTGCGCCGACGTCTCCGGTGAGTCGCTGTTCCACAGGTTGTTGACTGAGCGCCAGTTGTGCCAGGCACCATCTGGATCGCACTTCCCGTGCTCGGCGTCCCTCTTCCCGACTTCTTCCGCGTCGTCCGTGACCTGGCGTGACGTTGCGGTCTTCACAGTGTCACCCACGCGACGAGGTAGAGGTAGCCGTAGCTCGCGCGCGGCGACGCCTTGATCGCGTAGCCGTCGCTCGCGAACTCGACCTCGTCCTCGCTGCTTCCGCTGAGGTACTTAGCGACGCAGAGCTTGCGCAGCTCCGGCAGGCCGATGTTGTCGACCCACTGCAAGAGGGCTTTCTGATCCTTCTCGGTGGTCGATGCTTCATCGCGTGATGAACCCTGCCGATCCCAGAGCAGATCGATGCTCGCGCGGGTGACCGTCTTCGGGTTCTTGCGACGCTTGCCGTTCTCGAAGAACTTCTCTTCGTGGCTGCCGAGCTTGTAGATCGCTCGTGCGCCCCACGCGAGCGGCGTGGTCGGCGGTGGTTGGAGACCCCAGTCGAGTGCAAGCGGGATCACAGTGCCTCCTTGAGGATGCTGCGGAGATTGGAGATCGCCTTGCCGAGCAGCTCGTGATGACGTTCCGCGCGCGCGAGCCTTTCGAGCGCGTCGGTCATCTCCATCTCGTGCTCACGACTGTTCTTGTCGGAGGGGAAGGAGAGGATCTCGTGTTCGGGTCCCGGGATGCGTACGTCGAATGGGATCTTGATCTTCACTGGTTCATGCTCCTTGGTTCAGGGTTTCAGCGTGGTGCATCGCCGCGACAGCTCGCGGGTGTCCCGGCTCAACGGGAATCGACGCACGGGTCTCAGTGACCCTTGTGCCAGGTGTCGCCGCCGTCGTGGCTGTGCTCGCCGCTCGCCACGGCGTTCGCGTTGACCTTGCGTCCGGTCATCGCCTCCGCCTTCACAACCGCCTGGCGAAGCTCCCAGGAGCCCTCAGCGGTGAGCGTACGGTACGCGCAGACGTCGCTGACGTCGCCGCGGTCCTTCCAGCCCTGGAACGCGACAGCGCCGTTCGGACCGATGTTGACCCGCACCGTGCCGCCCTTGAGCGCGGCTTCGAGCTTGCGCAAGGCTGCCTTGACCTGGTTGTTGCGATCTTCGAGCGTCTGACCGCTCGCGAGCTGGGTGTCGCAGGGCATGTTACTCGACCTCCATTTCCATCTGGCGCATCTGGCGGTTCTTGGACGGAGCGGTCGTCTCGACGTCGCTCACGTCGAGATCCGCGAAGCGCTGCTGCTGCACGGAGGGCAGCTCACCACCGACAACATCCGAGTCGCCGGACATGTCGAGGAACGCGATGCGCGCGCTCTCGATCTGACCGCGCTGGATGTCCATCATCACGACCGAGCGATCCTCGCCCTCGGTCTCGATGCGCTTGACGATGGTGCGCGCCGCCTTGCGAGCCTGCTCGATCGCGCCGTTGATCTTGCCCTGCTTCTCTTCGCTGAGCATGCTCGACAGCTCGCGCGCGCGGCTCGCCGCCTTGCGAATCGCGTCGGGATCGAACGCCTTGATGCCAGCGTCCATCGCGATGGTCAGCTCGGCGATCTCCTGGGTGATGGCGCGCGCCGCTTCTGCATCGGTGCTCGCGACCTTACCCTTGATGACGAAGATGCCGATGCGCGTGTGCTTCGCGCTGTCGTTGAAGTTGTCGACGACCTGGCGCGCAGCCTTGACCGCTGCATCGAGCGCGCCCTCCTGCTCCTCCGGGCAGAGCAGACCGAACGACGTGGTGGAGCAGCACTTGACGATGAGCGAGCGTGCCGCGCCACGAGCCTTGGTCGCTGCGGTGTGCTCGACCGGATCCTCGATCGTGCGCTTGGTCTTCCACTCGCTGACCTCGGCACCATCGGGCAGCTTCTCGCCGGTGTTGATGTCGACGCGCTCGTAGACGACACCACCCTGGAGGGTGGACTTCAGCGAAACGAGCAGGCCGGGACGAATGACAGATGCGTTGGACATGTTTCTCTCCTTGGTTCAAGTATCGGTTCAGGGTCTGACAGGGAAACTATTCGTTAGTCGGTGACAGTGTCAACAGCAATGGCGCGCTTGCCACGTCTCGCACGTGGGTGCCCGGTCGTTAGCCGGTCTCAGCGCTTCGATTACAGATCCAGCGAACGAACAGCACCCTCGGCGGGCTTCTCGACCGCGCTCGCCGGCCGAGCACGACCCTTCGCCCACTCGCGGAGCGTTGAGATCTTCTCGCTCGCCGTCTTCGACAGCGGCACCACCCGCGTCGCAGCGAACACGAGATCCTCGGTGGTGATCGGACGCTTGCCATCCGCGAACGCTGCGTACAGAGCATCCGGCACGAGCGCCGCGATCTCGGCACCAACGAAGCCATCCGTGGCGGATGCGATGGTGTTCATGTCGATGCCATCGCTCGGGCGATTGAACGCCTTGAGCGACGCCGCCATGATCTCCTTGCGCTCACCATGCTGCGGCAGGTCGACGAAGAACATCTCGTCGAAGCGTCCCTTGCGGAGCAGCTCGGGCGGCAGCTGGCGCACATCGTTCGCCGTGGCGATGACGAACACCGGAGCCGTCTTCTCCTGCATCCAGGAGAGGATGACGCCGAGCGCATCGGTGGAGACACCGCCGTCACCCTGCTGACCGCTGGCGCCCGCGAGCGCCTTCTCGATCTCATCGAACCAGAGCACACATGGCGCCATCGTCTCAGCGAGCGCGATGAGCCGGCGGATGTTCTGCTCGGAGTCACCGACGTACTTGGACTTCGCACCGCCGAGGTCACCACGGAGCAGCGGAACTCCGAACACCGTGGCGATGCACTTCGCAGCGAGCGACTTGCCAGTGCCAGGCAGACCGACGAGCATCGCGCCCTTCGGAGCAGGCAGGCCGAACTCGCGCGCCTCCTGCGTGAACGCTGCCTTGCGCTGCACACACCACTGCTTCAGCTCATCGTATCCGCCGATGGCGTCGAGACCACGCGGGTCAGGCTCGTGCCACGTGATGCCCGGCATGCCAGCGATCAGCGTCTTCTTCTCGCTGGTCACGAGCGCCGGGTCGACCTTGCGGTTCGTCACGAGCGACACGCTATAGCTGTTGCTGATGTTCAGCGCAGACAGCCCGAGCGCAGCATCCACCGCACGCTCACGCGTACCGTTCGGAGCAGCCGCGTCACGCATCGACTCGGGCAGCGCCATGATCACATCGTCCAGGATGCGCGAGACCTCAGCGCGATCAGGAAGCGGGTAGTCCACCGACTTCAGCTCGGGGATGTCGCGCGGGATCTCCATTGCCATCGGTGCGAGCAGGAGAATCGAGCGCGCTTCGTTCGGCGGCGCGACCTGCAGCTCACGCGACAGGTTGCGCAGCTTGCGTGGCAGCGTGGGATCGCCGATCCACTTGTGCATGTCACGGAGCACGTACACCGCACGGTCCTTGCGGGTACGGATGAACTCCAAGCATGCGCTCGGGTCACCGTTCTGCGAGATGCGCGTGTCATCAGCACCGGTGATGCCGCGGTCACAATCCCAGAACCGCATCTCGAACTTGGCAGCAGCTGCTGCCTGCACGAGGGCACGCTCGACGCGCAGCTCGTCATCCGTGCGCACGAGCATGAGGGTGTTGCGAGCACGGAACCACGACGTGATCTTGGCGTTGACGTCGGCGGCGTTGTTGCTCACTTGCGCACCATCCGAGCGACGCGAGAGAACGCGAGCGAGATGCCGATGAATAGCGCGATGATGAGCGCCGGGTTGGTGATGAGAGCTTCGCGGCTCGCATCAGCGTGACCATCATGGCCTGGGTGTGCGAGCACGACGCTCGGCACGAGGAGAAGAGCGAACACGATTTTCTTCATGGTTCATGACCTCCGGTTCAGGTTTGCGAGAAGTAGCATAGCAGGTTGCTGGTGACAATGTCAACAGGAACCTACTTCGTCACCACTCGATTACGGCTTCAGCATCCATTCGCGCTTGAGAACGTCGATGTCGATGGTGTTGAGCACATCACAGATGTGGGCTCTGATCGCATCGACCTCGACCGGCGTGAGCGTGGCGCGGTGGTTCTCATCGACCACACGCTCGACGTCGATGGCTGGTTTGCCATCGTACAGCAGGGTGCAGCTCTCACGCGTCCAGCGTTCAGATACCAGTCCAGTTCCACGTTCAGCCATCTCAGCCCTCCTTGGGTGGCACGTACTTCACGCGCCGGTGACAGACATCGCACTCGAAGCCCTCATGTCCGAGGTCCTCTTCGAGTAGCGACAGATCTTTGCGCAGCATGACGCCACGACACTCGGGCGTGACACCCTTCGCAGGCAGGATGGAGCCAACCACAGCGAGATTCTTCCCGCTGCAATTCACGCCGACGGGCTTGTTCACGACGACGTAGCGCGTCTTCGTTGGAGGCTTGCCCATCTCAGCTCTCCTTCGCTGTGTGGACGTCGGGATACTCGGGATCCGCGGGCGTCACCCACTTGATCGCGAGACCTTCGTTGATGTAGACGCGAACACGCTCGCAGTCCTCATCACCTTCGGGCGCTCCGTCGAGTTCGAGCACGAGCGCACCGTCGACAGGACTACGGTACGCAGTGAGCGTGAACCCGGGAACGATTTCGATCTCACGCGGCAGCGTCCGCTGTCGGGTACGCTTGCCCATCATGGCTCCACGAGATGCGGGATGGTGATCGAGTTGATCTTCGCGACCCACGGGCCTCCGATGATCTTCCCGTTCTTGCACACGATGAGCGAGCGTCCATCTTCCCACTCGATGACCTCGAAGTTCATCGTGTCGTTCTCGACGAAGGTGATGTAGCGCTCCATCGCTGCGATGCATGCTTTCGTCGGCACGACATCGAGGTAGAACGTGCGGTCGAGCCGCTTCACGCGACAGAACTTGTCGAGATACATCGGCTCCGTGCTCGACGGCACGCGCCACACATGTGACGAGCGCTCTTCGCGCGTCTTCCTGCTGAGCAGGCCGAGTTGATCGCCCGGGATGATGGTCTCGCTGGCGAACACATCTCGCCAGTCCTTCCAGTCCGTGACCGGTTGCCGTTCTGCATTCGCCATCTCTTGATCCTCCTGGTTGGTTTTCGTTGGAGCGTCTGCCACGTCTCGTACGTGGGTGCCCGGTCGTTAGCCGGTCTCAGCGCTTGCGTCGGTACGGAATCGTCTCGCCGCATTCGAGCTTCGCGATCTCAGTCGCAGTCAGCTTGCGGCATGGCACGTAGATCTGGCGTTGCTTGCCGTGACTCGTGCAGTACGTCCAGCCCTTGTGATCGATGTGCGTGATGACCTTCGTGCATGTATCACCACCGGCGCATTCTAGTTTCATCGGCGTGAGCAGCTCGGTGATTGCTGTGCTCGCTGCGATGAGCTTGTCAGCGAGTTCAGCGCTCGCCTGATTCACCATGTCGGTGAAGTAGCCATCCTTGCGGAAGTCGTCCTCGCTCTTGTATGAGCACGCTCCGAGCGTATCGAACGCTGAGAACCCTTTGTAGTTCACCGTCACCGTCGCGACGCACCAGGCCCACTCGTTTCCAGCGTTGAGCTGATCACGAATCCACTGGTTGGTCTCTGCGTCTTCCTTCGGACCGATGGCGCTCGCGTTGCCTTCGATGGCTTCCGTTTCAGGCTCACACGTGAGCTTGATCTCTGCGCGCTTGCTGAGCGCTGCGATGAGGCTGTTGCGAAGCAACTCGCTCACGATGCACGCTCCACATCAACGCGCTCACCAGTCGCGACGCTGTAGATGGGGAACGGAGCCTTCTCATCATCGAACCACTCCGGTCCGGGACAGAAGCAACGCTCACCGTCGTCGCACGGGCTGTTGAGGTAGCACGCGCCCGGAGCGCACGGCGAGCAGAACGCTGCGCGCGTGAAGTACGGCGACTTCGTGAACCACACATCCTGCGACGAATCGAGATGCGCTTTGTACATGCCATCGTCGCAGACCTGCGCATCGGCTTCGTCGCCGTACTGATCGTCTTCGCGGATGAGCTTGCCGCACGCAGGACAATCAGTCGCCTGCACGTTGCCGATGCTCCCACCGGGACGCTTCACCGAACGCGTGGTGAAGTGCGTGTCATCGGGCAGCTCGTGCGCGCAGTGCGGACACCGCGCGACGTAGACAGCCTCGAACTCGTCGTGCGCTCCCTCACCGAGATTGTGGATCGGGATGATTGCGTAGCGGATTCCAGTGTCGGGATCTCGGTTGCACGTTGCACCCGGCCCGCTGTAGTCGATTCCTCGCGCCATGATTCAGGCTCCTTCGTTGAGAGTTGAGATGCATCGCTTGGAGCGCGTGCCACGCCTCGTGCGTGGATGCCCGGTCGTTAACCGGTCTCAGCGCTTGCGCCAGGACTCTGGCTCATCACCGTTCGCGTGAAACAGCACACAATCGGTGCACATGTCGTGCTCGTGGTTGATCTCGCGCTTGGGATCGTTCGGGTCGATCCAATGCCACACGCTGCGATCACCGCCGAGCGTCGTGCCACACACACCGCATGCTGACCACGAGAACGTTGGCGACTCTGGTGTCTCGCCACGCTCCCACGCTTTGCGGTGCGCATCCGCGGTTGCATAGCCTTCCATGCACTTCTCGCATCCAGGACACGAGCCGCTCGACACGCCGATCATGCCCTGCATGCCGCGCTCGAATGCATCGGTGAACTCGCTCACAGGAGATCGACCTTCATGTTGGAACCTTCGATCAGGTTCTGCGAGCCGTATGAATGCGATGCTTCCGTGAGCTTGTCGAGCGCCGCGTCCGCTTCCGCCGAGCCCTGAGACTTGTCATCCCAGAATCCAGAACCATGGCGATTGCGCGTGAGCCAGAAATTGTGACCAGCGCGTTCCATGCTGAGCGTCGATGCGCGGAGATCCTCGATGTTGTCCGCGTAGAATGCGTGCGCATCATCGGTGAGCGTCTTCAACGCATCCTCCGCGAGATCCGATTCATCGTGCTCGCTGCCCGATGACACCATCTCTGGTTCTTCACACGTGCAGGTGTCGGAGTCGTACGCGTCACCGTCGTCGCTCGGCTTCTTGCACGGACAATCGTCGTCGTGCTTGTACACCATCACGTCGCACCAAAGCGCCGTGGAGATGTAGCCCTTCGTGAACTCCTCGCGCTCGCTCGTCTTCAGACGAGGACCACGATCCGGCCACTCCGCGAACTCCGTCTCGGTGAGATGCCGCGGTTCCGAATCGAAGTTGTCGTAGCCAGAGTGACCGCCGATCGATTCGTATGCGCTCGCGAGCGCCTTCGGATCATTGGTGCACAAGTCGTCGATGAGATCCTCGACGGGCTGACCGACAGAATCAGCGACGCTCTTGAGATGCTTCAGGTACCACGGCTTGTAGTGAGAGAGCGGATACGGCAGATCCTTGTAGGGATCGCCCGTCTTCACTGCACGCGCCGGATTCATGTCCGTGATGAATGTGCGCGTGGAACCATCGTCCTCGTCGAACTCGCTCACCTGCCAGCAACGCTCCAGCGGGAAGCGATACGAGATCGCAACGGTCGCTTCGATGTCATCCTCGTCGACATCGTCGAGCGTTTGCGCGATGGCCAGCTCGGGCGGATAGACGCCGGTTTTGTCGCGGTACAGCGCGGAGTAATCCGTCGCGTACACGAGTTCCCATTCAGGCTGCTGAGTCATGACTTCGGGCTCCTTCGTTTCAGATGTTGAGAGATGCAGAACTTGGAGCGCTTGCCACGCCTCGTGCGTGGGTGCCCGGTCGTTAGCCGGTCTCAGCGCTGTACAGCAGAGAGATCGTAGCGCTCGCTCAGCGTGGGAACGCTCCACGCGAACTCGCGATCAGGAGAGCACGCGGGATGGTTCAGGTTCACACCGCGCACCGCGTAGCGGTAGAAGGCGCCCTCACCGCGATCGATCAACTCGGTGACGAGCCAATCCTTCGCGGGAACCGGAGCATCAGCATCATGCTGACCGCACACGCAATCGCGGTGGCTCATTTGACACCACGCTCGGCCGCGACATCTCGCGCGACGCCATAGCGCCAGATCATTCCATCGCCATCGTCATTCGCGGCGAGCGCGAGCACGCGCTTGATCTCCAGCTTCAGCATCTCTGGTGAGATCGTTTCGCAGTAGCCGCGCCACCGCTCGCCCGGATTGTATTCCATCACGCTCGCGCGCTCGCGATCATCGTCGTGCGCCCACTCACCATTATCGAGCGTCGTGCCGAGACACGCGCCGTGGTTGCACGGAACGATCGCCGTGGCATGCGCGAGATCCGCGAGTGCATCATCGATTGCACACGCGAGTCTGATGCGTGCTTTGTTCAAGCCATCATCCACCGTGCCACGCTTGCGAATCGTCTCTGCGTCCTCGCTCGCCTTCGTCAGCTCGCGATACACGAGTTCGATCATCTTGCGTTGCCGATTCACAGCGACTCCACGAGCGCGTCGAGATCATCCCACGCGATCTTGGAGAGCGATGCGTTCGTCTCGCGCCGCTCGCCGCGCTTCGCAGCGCGATCATCAGTGCGGAGACCAGCATCCTTGTGACGCATGCGAACGGTGAGATCCTTGCGACGGTAGCGATCGATCATGACTTCAGGCTCCTTGTGTCGAGATGTTGAGACGTAGAGATTTCGTACCACGGCGAGGAATCGAACCTCGCGCGCGAGAGATCGTTGAGATGCTGCAGCATCTCGCTGATCGCTCGCTCCTTTTGCGTGGACCCTGCGGATTCAGACGTCGAGATCATCCGAGCGATGCGAGATTTCCGCGCACGCGCACGCTCGGTGGAGTTGTAATTCCACGTTGAGATTCCTTCCGATGTGGAGACGTTGAGATGCTAGAAGCTGAGGTCGCGATCGAGCGCCGCGATTTCGTCGTCGAGAGACTCGAACGCGCTCGATTCGTAGTACGCCACGCAATCGATCGTGCTCGCGTCGAGAGCGTCGAGATCCAGGTCGAGAGCGTCGCTGTTCTCGATTTCCAGGTCGAGATCCAGCTCGTCAGCGATCATCGTGGAGATCTCTTCGAGCGCATCCGTGGTGTCGGGCGAGAGAGCGAGCGTGGCGAGAGCGAAGCGCGTTGCGTGAGTCATGGTTCAGGATCCCTTTCGATGTTGAGATGTGGAGATGCGATTCGTAGGACGTAGCCATGCGATCGATCCGTTGAGTGGACCGTTCGCATCGCGACAATCTACGAGCGCGAGCGCTGCAAACTGCGGACGCAAAAAAGCCGCGTAGGGCCAGTTCATGGCCTACGCGGTTTCCGCGTGTAGAGATGCTAGCGCCGACGACGTGCTAGGAGCACGAGCGCCAGAAGCGCGATCAGTATTCCGATCGTGCCTACGTGGAATGTGCCCACGTTGGAGATCGCGATCGTGAGACTCAACGCGCGATCCGAGCGTGCGGGTTACCGATGTAGGTTTCCCAGTCATTGCGGATCTTGCTCGTCACCTCAGAAGCGCGCACGAGCAAGTGTGCGGGAACCACG